AGCCGATATTGTAGATAATCTGCTGGAAAAACTCAAGAAAACAAAGGATGACTACAAGGATTCTTTTGACACAATTGAACGATATTTAGCAAAGCATAGAGAAAAATACGAAGATAAAAGATCTGACACTGGTTTGTTATGGGAACTGAGCGACGCATGGTTTGGGCCACGGCAAGTTAATAGGTAAGTATTGGATGAATAAATTACGATTGCCATGGAGTCATAAAGACGATAAGTATATTATTGAAAATTATGTTACCCAAAGTAAAGAAAAAATTTCTGAAGTATTGCAAAGAACCCCAAATGCAATTAAAAGAAGGGCGCATATTCTTGGTGTAAGCAAACAATTGGCAAGCAGAAAATGGGAAAAATGGGAAGTAGATTATTTAAAAAAACATTTTCCAAATAGTACAAAGGATGTCATACTAAAAGGACTAAATCGAAATTGGACGGCAATAAGAACAAAAGCTGTTACATTAAAAATTAAACGTGAATCAAGATATAAGATGCCGAAAGGTACTAATCATTATTTTTTTGATACTTGGTCGCAAGAAATGTCATATATTTTGGGCTTTATAGCTGCAGACGGCTGTATAAGAAAAAATAACTATGGTATCGAGATTAAGCTTTCACGAAAAGACGAAACTCATTTAGAAAAAATAAAAGATCTAGTGGCTCCCGGTAAAAAACTTCGCCATGTTGGGAAAATTAATAACGGAAAATTGTATGAATGCGTTTCTTTAGAAATTGGCTCAAAATATATGAGTTCTAAAGTTCAGCAATTAGGATTGCCACCAAGAAAATCATTAGTTTTGGAGTTTCCAGATGTGCCAGAAAAATACATTAATCATTTTGTAAGAGGATATTTCGATGGTGATGGTTGTATTAGTCAAGACAGTAATTCTAAATATTGGGTTTCATATTTTTTGGGAACACTGTCTTTTTTAGAAACCATTAATAAATATCTGGATACAAAAAGTATAGTAGATAGAAAAAACATTATGTTTGTTAAGCAAAGCAACATATATAGACTTAAATACGCGACTTACGATTCTATTAAATTGGGCCAATGGTTGTATGCAGATAGTACGATACATTTGGGCAGGAAATATAAAAAGTTTCAACAATTAATCGAAGAAAGACAAGTGAACAGATAATTATAGGAGGGTATGTAAATGCCAGGATTGTACGATATACAAAATTCCATAATGGTCGACGAGGCTGAGGATTTTATCTTTGATAACCTAGAAGACTTTGTTGTTGATGAGGACGAGGCGCATGGGCCTGATACACAATTTGTGGTAGAAGAAGAGGAAGAAGATATACAAAATTTTCTTGCCGGTTCTAATCATGTATTTGTAGAAGATGAGCCAGAAGTAGAAAGGACTAAAGACTGGGAAACCGACGGCGCCCATGGCCAGTTTACGATGTACTTAAAGGATCAGTTAACAAAGGTTCCAAGACATTCTGGAGAAACAGTTCCTGGATGCGAGCGTGCAAAATCGTTCCTTAGGTCATTAGATAACGAAATAAGCAAAGCAATGAAGTCAGATCTCGGCGGCGACATAGATGAACACGAGATAGATGGACTTAGAAAGGGCATTGAAGATATGATAGACCGTCTTGAAAAACAGCTAAAAAAATTGAGTGGAACCAAACGCGCAGCGATGGACGTAAAGTTAGTATCAGAAGGACATTGTGATAAATGCAATTCAACGGCACCTATGTGGCATGATGTTTCGCATGACAAACTTGTGTGTATGTCGTGTGATTCAAGCGTTATGAAGGAAGGTGGTAGTGGTCTTGACAAAACAGCTGCTACTCCAACCCTAAACGTATATGTTAGTGCTTTTGAAAGAGCTATTGTTGGCACCATGATTAACTCAAAAGTATCAGCCGGCAGAAATATCGAAGAAACATATGATAAGCTAAAAAACAAGTACAATTTTTCTCCGCGTGAAGAGCTTGCTATACAGCAGTTGGTATCAGATTATGGATATCCTGTATACAAGGACCGTGGACTTCTTAATGAGCCATCTGATCCAGCGTCAGGAGATGGTGTTGATTGGTTAACTAATTATCAAGCATAACGGGAGTTTATATGCTCAAATCTAAAATTTCAGAAGATTTAGAGGAAATGATTAAGGATATAATTGCACATCGTGAACTTGAAAGTTTTTTAGATGAGGAAAGTCAAGAAGACCTGTTATATGCGGAACTTCCGTGTTACATAGACAACGTTACTGATGATGATGATGATGATGAAAACTGGAAGATAGAAATTTTGCTATAGGTGGCTGCCTTATGTACCAATTCGTTTGTGATTTAATTTCTTTAGCTAACCATTTGGACAAACTTGGGTTTTATAAAGAAGCAAACGAAATAGATAATGTTTTAAAGATTTCTGGATATAGAGTACAGGAAGCAGATACACCACCAAAGAAATATCGTGAAACTGGAGCAAAGAGTCGCAGTGATTATGCTGATCCGGATAATTACAAATACCCAATAGATACCGAAAAGCATGTACGCGCTGCTATTAGTTATTTTTCTAATCCAAAGAATGCAGGTAAATATTCGGTTTCAAAACAAAAAGCAATCTGGGGCCGTATCAGAAGGGCTGCAAAACGATTTAAGATTGAGATAGGAAAGAAGTCTGGGCCGCCATCTGTGGAGGGTTAAAATATGACAAATGTATCACGTAATAACATATACGCAAGAGATGAAAAGGGACCGGATTGGTTTAACGAGTTTTTGCGTTCATTTTCTGGACAAACAACAAAACCAGCATCTATACAAGAAATCCTTAGTGCGATTAATAATAAAAAAGCAGAAACTGTAGAGAGCGTTGTTCAGGATTATCGCCAGCAAGTTGGTTTGGATTCGGTACAATCATCTGATAGTAGCGACGAGCAAAACATTAAACAGGCCGGCTTAAACTTTAGGCCATTGTCAATACGTCATGCCGAAGACAAAAGATCTATTGTAGATAAGATAAAATCAGATCCGGAACTTGTATCGGCAATAGAGAGCTTATGTAGACACAGTGGCGGTACTAAAAAGATTCAGTCATTGATTACGTTTTTGCGACAAAAACTAGGAAATGATGTTAGCTTTTCTGACGATGGTGTGGTTAACTATTTACAAGAGTGCAAGAATAGATTTACAGAAAGTGTTACCCCCGATTTAAACGCTGAGTTTGTTGGTTTGGTCGGTACAACAGATAATCCTGCCGAAGATCATGATGACGATCTCGCTGATTATATAAAAAACGATGGAAGCAAATAATGGCAACACAAGATAAGTCTCATTCTGCTATGGATAAATGGTTCGATGATCTAAAGCGAGAAGTGTTGAAACTCGACCCAGTGTCGTTTGCCGAAAACTATCTTTCAATAGATGGCAAACCGCTGCGTCTTGGTGGTGGTACTGGGTGGAAATACCTAGCAGATATTTATCGCTATGTTGCGATCAAAGCACTTGAGCCCACAGGTCGTCCAGTAGTTTGTGTAAAAGGACGTCAGGTTGGGGCCACTACTATGGCCACAGCTCTTGAACTTTATTTTTGTGCCAGCGGTCTTTTTGGCACATCTCCAGAAAAACCACCAATCAAGATTCTACATTGCTTTCCTGCATTGGCACTGGTACAAAAATTTTCAAAAGATAAGTTGAGTACGATGATGCGTACCTCAAAGGACGATTATATCCTAAACCAATCTCTTGGGTATGATAACGAAACTGGTAAACGCAGAATGGATGTACCAGACGACACACTTACAGAGAAGCAATTTAAACACGAAAATAAGCTTTGGGTTGATTCCAATGCAAACGATGCTGCACGCCTACACGGTATGTCATTAGATGGTATATTTTATGATGAGGTCCAGCGTATGAATAAAGATGATATAGGCAATAGTAAGCGAACACTTACTGCAGCAAAGTATGGCCAAAGAGGCGAGGGAATTCAGCTTTATTTTGGGACACCTTTGCAGCGTGGATCTGATTTTCACAAAATGTGGGAAGCATCGGATAAGCGTTATTATCATTTGGGATGTGCAGATTGTGGACACTTCTTTTTATTGTACACGCCGGGTAGTGATGATTGGGAGGATATTTGGCTGTATGCAAATATAGTCGAGTGTCCTAAATGCAAACATAAGCAGGATAAAGTAGAGGCGATAGAAAGGGGAAAGTGGGTGCCGTCCCAGCCAAAGATGCATAATGGTGACGAACCACAATATATAGGTTTTCACTTTAATCAGCTGTTGTTGCCTCATTTTCACAAAGAAACCTTGATGAGTAATAAGCCCGGAATTCACCCAACTAACTCTGATAGAATATGGCAGAACGAAGTATTGGGCGAGTTTTATAGCGGATCAGATTTGCCAATGTCGGAAGAAGAGATTTATAAATATTGTAGAAACCCCAATAGAAAAATTTCGTTCGGAAGCCCATATATTAAAAAGAACTTTAATTCGAAAGTTATAGCTCCTTATCACCCGCCAACATTTATGGGTATTGACTGGGGCGAAAAAGATGATAATGTCGCTGCAAAAGTAGGAAAATCATATTCTTCTGTTGTTGTTATATCTGCAACTAAAGACGGAATTATACAGATAGAGAATGCGTTTAAGTTGAAGCAAAATGATTTTCAACACAAGAAAGATGTAGTAAGCGAAATGTTCAGGAGATTTAATATTTCAGCAACCGTCGCAGATCTTGGGCACGGTAACGATATTGTTCCAGAGCTTCAGAGAGAGTACGGTGGTAGAATTATAGGTTGTCTTAGCAGTGGAAGTTTGGTCAATCCAACGAAGTATGATCCAGAGGAGTTAAGGATGATCTGTAATCCGCATGTTATTTTGGAAGAGTTGTTTGGTAATATGCGCAAAAGCAAGGTTCTTTTTCCTTGGATGAGTTATGAGCAAATTCAATGGCTAATAGAACATTGTTGCTCTATGGAAAAAGAAACAAGAACATTTCAGGGACGAGTATTTACCAGATTTATAAAGGGAGCAGGGCCGAACGATGGCTTGATGTCACTTATGTACGCGTGGCTTGCATATAAGTTTCATTTGACGCAGGGATTTAAAATTAAAGCACACAAAATAAATGCCAAAAACAATGGTCCAGTATTGGCGTATTTACCAGGAATGTAAGACTTTTAGGAGTTCAATATGGGTGTTCGTAAAGGAACGTGGAACGCAGAATCATTTAACAAAGCAGCGGCCATAAAAACAGGAAGATATGGAGCCCGTACTGCCCCAATTTCAAAAGACGGAGTGTCTAATTCGGAAAGTCATTTGGAAAACAGGATCGTTCCTGGACCAGATTATTCTGTTCTTGAAGGTGTATCAGAACACCGAAGATCTGAACTAATTCGTGCAACAGATACTGGACAAGCACAAGGACAATCTCCCGACCCTCTTTTGGTGTTCAGTAATTCGTATAAGCGTACACAGGAAATGAAGAAACAATATGGGCTCAACAAAACGGCTGGTTTTTCTACGTCAGATGGTTCACGACTTGGTGCTGCAGGCGGAAACACAATAAGACAGGCTCCAGAAGTATATTCTCCATTGTTTCAGATTGCTAATTTACAACTTCCGCGCGATCGTATTACTATGAACGCATGGAACAGAAACTTCTATGACACACACCCGTTAGTACACAATTGTATTAACTTACACGCAACATATCCGATTAGCAAGATTAACATAAAGTGCAAAGACAGAAACGTTGAGCAGTTTTTTAGGGACATGGCAGACGAAATAGATCTTTCAAATATACTACAAGCCATTGCGCTTGAGTTCTGGAAGCTTGGTGAGGCTTTCCCGTATGCAGAGTTAGATGAAAAGACTGGTATGTGGAAAAATATCATTATACAGAATCCAGACTACATACATATCAAAACGGCTGTACTAAGTGGTGATTCTGTAATATCTATGCGTCCAGATGCTGCGCTACAACGTTTGGTACACAGTAGTAATCCAGCGGACATGCAATTACGAAAACAAATAGATGAAGAAATTTTGTATCACGTAAAGAAGGGAAACAACATACCACTAGACAACTTCCATATTAGTCACTTGTCTATGAAGTCGTCTCCATATGACATTCATGGTACATCTCCGATCGTAACCATTTATAAAGACCTAATGCTCTATGATAAATTGCGTGAGTGTCATTCTCAAGATACCAAAATTATTACAGAAAATGGATTTGTTAAGGGAATTGATGGTGCGGATATAGAATTTGGCCCACAAGGAGAAGTGATTTCTGCCAAAGTTAAACCTGGTTTAAAGATTGCTTGTTATAATCCTGATACAAACCAGACAGAATATCATCACCCAACCAATATACATGTTTCCAGACACAAAGGAAAAATGTATCACTTTAATGGCAAAAAAATAGATGTAAAAGTAACTGGTGATCATCGTATGTGGGTACAAAAGAAAAAGAAAAATGGCTGGACAGATTGGTATTTTGAAAAGGCTAAAAATATTTCTAATTCTTATTACTATAGGTTTAATTCACAGTCAGATTGGGAAGGAGAAAGGGTTGACCAGGTTGAGGTTATTGGCAAAAAGATAGATACAAATGACTATATGGAGTTTTTGGGATACGTAATTAGTGAGGGCTGCGTTTATCAAAATTATACAAATGGCAGATATGATAATGTGGTTGAACTCACGCAACTTACA